CCTCTGTCACATACCTGTCAATGAGCAACGACAGGAATGCACCGAGCATGCGCTCGTTCAACATGGACTTCTCGAACCTGTGATCCAGTGTGTACACATTGGGGAACTGGAAGCGGACGATCCGCTTCTGCAGTGCCGATGACTTGTCATGCGTCTTCGGCTCACGATTCAATCCCTCAAGGAACAGGGCATTGGTCTGCACAATGGTGGCCGTCGAGTCATATAGCTTCCGAATAGGAATTGGCTCGCCGGCAATCAAGGATTTCTCAGAGCCAGAGTCTTTCAGATACTCAGCTCTGCCGTCGTACACGATGTTCAATAGCTTTCCGTTCAGCTCCGTTACTACAGCTGACTGTTCGCTGATCGCTTGACGTGTGACAGTTGCTACGTTGTCGCGACCGAACAGCAGGTGCAGCATCTTCAGCATGACGGACTTGCCATTGCGTCCATCGCCTAGCAACATGACGTACTTCACCGCGGACCATCCAGGTGACAAACTGGTTGCAAGGTGCAGCAATAGTGACTCAGCTTCCTCATCGGAATTGAGCCACCCACTGATCACGGCAAACACTCTGTCTTTGTCCGTCTGCTCGGTGTTAAGCACCGGCGTCAGGTAGTTGGGCCTGAACTCACCGGTTGGTTCTATGAGCTGGCCTGCCTCATCCAGCTCACGCAATCCTTCTGCTGTCTTGATCAGCAAGGCTGACACAGCGTGATCTACCTGCAAGGCGGACTGCGCCACCATGAAGTCGAACGATGCCAGCTCGGAGTCCGAGCCGAACAGCGTACCGAACTGCACCGCTGCCAGGTTCTTGAGCTCGTGACGTGATAATGGCAGCCATATCCTATTCTCAGTTAAAGGCGTAACTGATGTCTCAAGTGATTCACTGTCAGCAGGTATGTAAGTAATGCTGCGGTGACGCACCAGCTGGAGGCTGGTGCCTAGTGCGTAGGCATCCTTCGCCAGTTCCTTCTTGGTCTTGAGCTCGAGCACCTGACCTCCTCTCGAAGTGTTAGGTGAGAGGGGCCTGATCTAGGCAGGCCCCTCCCACGCTGGGTCACGCTTGCCCTTGCAGCAGGTTGATCCGATCGTAGATCGCGGACACTTGGTCCGGGCTCAACGAGGGATTCATCAGCTGATCCAGCAGTCGTGAAATGCGGGTATCAACGTCGGAAGACATTGACCCCTCCTCTCCTTTCGCAGCCCAAGCAGGACGCTTGGAGCCCCTCCCCGGTTGCGAAGTTGAGGAGTTCATGAGAGCACTAGCCGCTGCACGTACTTCGTGTGCGAGCTAGTGCTGTCTACTCCACGCGGCATGATCCGTCCGATCAGCTGACGACGTAGAGCGTCATCATCTGTGTCGTCCAGGATCAGCAGCGAGTCACACACTTTGTCCAGCCCATCTGTCCCGGTAGCCAGCGCAGCTGTGCCAACCAGCACTTGGTACTCACTCTTCATGAAACGATCAAGGATGAACTGCTTCTGCTTAGTGGTGCAGCCACCTGTCAGCACGGCATTGTTTACCTTGTGCTTCCAGAGGGATACACCAACCGCCTCCGCAATCGTCGCATGCGCTGCGAAGATGAGGGTTGGTGTTGCTTGGCTTTCAACCTGCGCTGCGACCACGTCGTAGAGGTAGTCGTAAAGGCGACCGTAGTCGCTGACCATCGCAAGGTTGACAAGTGCATGCCGCTCCTCCATCTGGCTGGCAATGATGCGTCCCGCCCTTTTGTTGTACCCGAACTTCTCCAATGCCACAGGCACCACGCTGTGGATCGGCGTGTCGTGGATCTTGTAGACCAAGTCGTCTTTCAGGTACGCCACCTTCGGTAGCGCAGCCAGATAACTGGCAGCGTCCTGATGGTTACGGAACCCGGTGACCTTGGGCATGCGTCCGAAATAATTTTCTTCGGTGATGCAGTTGGCATACAGGAACGCGAGGTACCCGCCCTTCACACTGTGAGGGTCGAGCACATGCTGGATGCAGTACACCCGCTCGGCATCGTTGTAGTTGGGCGTGGCCGAGGCCAGGACCATCGGTGCCTTGAGGTGCATGGCCAGCTTGTCCAGCTTCTTCCAGCCCTGCCCGTTGTGCCCACCGAATAGGTGGAACTCATCGGCGATCACTGCCTTGGTGCGGGACAGCTTGGTGTCCTGCCGGCGGAACTTGGCGTGGCTGATGGCCTCGACCTCGATGCCCAGCTGTGCTCCTGCCTTGCCCCACTGATCGTGGGTACTGGGCGGAGCCACCACCAGGACCTCGCTGTGGCCCCACAGAGCGGTCAACGCTAGGGCCGTGAGGGTTTTACCAGCCCCCGTCTTGTAGTACAGGCAGAGCCGCTGTGACGGCCCTGCCTGCCCCTCTGATTTGATCAGTGTCTCGAGTTGGTAATCGAACCACTCAACTCCGGCCTTCTCCTGGAGTGATACCAGGGTGGTATCACTCACAGTCCACCGTCCGTGACGCTGTGCTTCTTAGTCACGTACTCTGATACGGAGCTGGCCTTGACCATGTCCTCTCCGATGATCTGTCGGAAGATGTCGAGGTAGCCCTCGATGTCATCCGAGTTGTCGGAGTAGTCCGGTGCCTGTGTGGTGCGCACCATCTTCATGGCGACCATCATCATGGGCACCTCCCACGGTTGGATCTCGTAGTCAATGATGGCTGACCACATTGCTGCCATGCGGGTGAACGTGTTGAGTGGATCACCATACACAGCCTTGCGACTTTCGACCATAGCCTTGACGGAAACGTCATCGCTTGGGTCATACATGTGAGTCACTTCCTTCGGTGGAGTCAGGCTGATACGGCTAGGGTCAGGAACACTTTGCGTTCCTGGCGATTCATCCCTCCGTAGATTCCGAGCTGTGTTTCACCCAGCTTCTCTTCGTACCTGACTGCTGAGTTAAGGCACTCGATCCGCAGTGGACACCTGTAGCACAGGAGTACTGCTGAGCGTGCTTCTCTCGTGCCCGGCTTAGCGAACCAGAACTCTGGGTTCGATGTCTGGCACGGTGTGTCTGTGCGTTCAGCTATGTACATCCCAATTCTCCCCGCGTAGATGGTCTGCCACCACGTCGGTGAGCAGCTTGTTCAGGTGTTCGTTCTTCAACATCCCGAGCAGTGCAATACGTGCTGCACTGCGTAGGTCTTGGTGATGCGTGGTGGTGGAGAATGTCCACACACCGAGCAGCTCCATCAGTGGTGACTTCACCACCTTCTTCACGCCCATGTTCTGCAGCACGGTGCCGCCTAGCTCCTTGCGAAACTCGGAGACGGCAGTCACCATGCGCTGGTCCGTGTCGAAGTTGGACCGTGCGCGGTAGCCTTCGATGAAGACCACCGCACCCGGTGCCAACCTCTGCTTTACAGCTGCAGCGTCAGGCCCGATGACTGCGAACGAGTCCACAGTCACCGTCCTGTTTGCCCTGTCGAACTCCATCTCTACGACCCCGGTGTGTACCAAGCCGGGGTCAATGCCTGCGACTGTGATCATCGCTGTCTCCTCACTTGGTGTATCGGTAGTCGTGCTTGATGTCGGCAGCCAGCGGGAAGCTGGGTGCCATGTCAGAGCTGGACATGCGTACGTTCAAACCCGTCTTGACCTCGCTCAATGACATCGCGCCGGGCTTGAAGTCCAGCACGATCTCGTCATGGAACTGACCCACCGGGGTGATCTGGCCGTTGCCTTCACACCCCTCGTGGACCTTCAGCAGTGACTCGAAGAACAGCTCACGACAGAACGACTGCGTGAGGATGCCGGCAAGCTTGCCACCGTACAGCTCGTAGTGCCTACGCTGCTTGGTCTTCGGGTCGATGAACGTGTCCTTCCACAGCTCGCCAGTCTTCAGCTCGCTGGGCTTGTAGTACACGACGTTCCTGCCACGCTGGTGACAGCCGTGGAAGTAGCGGTTCAGTATCACTCCGCCACCCACGGTCTCGACCGACATGCGTACTGTCACTGCGTGCGGGTTGATGTTGAGCAGCGAACTGGGCATAGGCACCCTTGCCAGTCGGACATGCATCCCGTCGCTCAGCTCCCAACGTGCGGCTACCTTTCTGTTAGCCACCACGTCATGCAGCATTGTGTTCAGCTGTTCCCACAACTCAACGATGTTGGGGTTGGCATCACGCCAATCCCACACCAGCTTCGTTGCCTCGGCCAGCTCCAGCTGCACGCCCATGCCTTCGGCAAAGTCGACCACCGCTTGAGGCCCAGCACCATAGCCACACGACAGCTCACCAACCTTGCCGATCTGTCGCTGCTCCTTGGTTACCTGGTCGTACGGCACACCGAAGATCTTGGTAGCCAGCACCTTGTATAGGTCCTGACCTTTACGGTATGCGTTCAGCTTCCAGTCCTCGTGAGCTAGCCATGCCAGCCCACGTGACTCAACTGAACTGAAGTCACCCACTACCAGGGCACCGCGGGGATCCGATGCGGTGAATGCCTGACGTATGTTCTCCGCCAGCTCGTCGTTGGCCCAATGGATGCTGCGATCCAGCAGCTCATCCATGTCCCGGATGGTGGACAGACGCTTGAGGTTCTGCATCTGCACCGACCGACCAGTGGTGCGGAGGGTTTGCCCCGCACCACAGTGGAGGTACTGGTCATACAGTCTGCCGTCCAGCTGTGTGTCGAGCATGACCTGCAGCTTCTTCAAGCTGCTGCCACCCATCACCTGCTTGGTGACGAGCAGGTCTTTCACTGCCTCATAGTCGTGGCGCTTCTCAGGTGTGAGCTTCGCCCCGCTGTTCAGCTTGGTCTCGATACGAGCGAGCAGCTTGATCACTGGCTTCTCAGCGAAGCTCGTGGCTTTGATGCCACGCTTCTCGCACCATTCCTTCAGCTGCTTCAGGCTGTTGAGGTTCAGCTCATCAGCACTGTGCAGATCACGGAAGTTCTGGAGCGTACGCTCCTGGTTCTCCACGTACCTGCGCTGCATCTCCACCACTGTGTCGTAGTCGATGCACCAACCGTGGTTGTTCATGTCCATCGTCACCGCCTGGTACTGCATCTCCCTCGGAGACAGCACACCCCGGTAGTTGAGCACGATGCGCAGCCCTAGCTCAGCGTCCACATCACAGTAGTGACCGTAGTCATCCCAGTCTTGCGGGTTGTCCTCGATGATCTGAGGATCGAACGCCTTGCCCGGCTCAGCATCCTTGGCTGGGATGCTGAACACACGCATCAGATTCTTGCCGGCCTCGATCTTGTCGATGCCCAGCAGCTGAGGCGCTGCTGCCTCGAGCCTGCCTGCTGCACCTGCCGCACGTGCGACAACTGCTGAGTCGATGAACCGACTCGATGCATAGTGCAGCCCCATCCTGTTGAGCACAGCCTGCTCGAAGGGTGCGTTGTGTGCCACGATGGTGGCGTTGCCAATCTGTGCATCCAACCCCTTGACTGCTACGTTCCCTTGCTTGATGAAGTCGAACCGCTGAGTGGTCATGCCCTCAGCAGCTACGCTTCCGATCAGTGGCCTGAAGGTTGGGTCGTTCACGTACCGTGCCAACCCATGCTTAGGCAGATCCACTGCAGAGTAGGTCTCGAAGTCGAGACCAATAAGCTTGGGCATCTGCCCTCCTTCCTAGTCAAGGCTGAGGATCTCAGCCTCATCGGTCTTGTCGGGATACAACACCTTCATCATTGCTGGGCACAGCGGCCGGCCCTTCTCACCACGCGAGTGCGGGTTAGCAGGGCAGAAGGTACAGCTGTCGCTTGGTCCGAACGTGACATCGCCAGCTTGGATCGCTGCCTCTGCTGCACGTGCATCGTCCATGAACTGGGCGATGACATTGGTGTCAGCGAACCACTCGTTATACTCGTGGATCGGTGGCTGCAAGATGTGCAGTGTGACACCCTTAGCCTTTGGTGCGAGTGGGGCATAGCATGCAGCGTAGTACAACAGCTGCTGGTTGCCAGTCACCTCGACTGGCATCTTGCCCCACTTGTAGTCGATGATGTGTATCTCATCCTGTGTGTACAGCACCTGATCTGCAGTGGTGCCTGGCTTGGTAGCCAGCCAGTCAGCCGTAACTGACTGCTCGATCAGCACGTTGAACCTGCGTGTTGCACGCAGCTTAGCCACGTAGTCGATCAACTCTGCGAACTGCAGTACCTCGCTAGCCTTGAGCTTCATGATGGGCTCGAGGTGCTCGTGCATCAGGGTGCCCCTGCTTGCTGCACCTGTCTTCTTCTTCTCTGGCTGAACCCAGTTGGGGATAGCCAACGGTAGGTTGGCCGAAGCATGGCATGCCATGTGTCGTGCTGCCACGCTAGCGCTTAGTCTTTGAGGCATTAGCTCTCCTTCTTGGTGGATGGTGGAGGCCCGGCCCCCAGGGGGGAACTGGGGACCGGGCCGGCTCATGCTAGTCCAAGAAGATCTCGGACTCATCGATGGTGGTGCCACCACCGAACCGCTCGCCGTCCGCCTTGAACACAGCGACACTTGCACTGGCACTGAAGCCAGGCAGCTTGCCACTGATGAAGGCGTACAGGTTGAGCGTTGCTGCTACATAGCAGCCACCGTACATCTGATGTACGGTCTGACCGATCGGCTTGATCACTGGGAATACCAGTAGATCAGGGTCCGGTACGAGCAGCTCATCTTCAGTGTTGACGATGGCCTTGAGCTCGATGTCCGTAGCCTTGTTGCCGACCACCTTGATACTAGCCACCGCTTCCGGTGCCAGCTCAGCCGTCTTGTCTGCAACCTTCTTGATGCAGATGTACGGCGGCTGCGCGTCCCAGTCTCCTGAGTCAAGCAGCTTGATGATGCGGTCCACCTCGGCTGGTGCCAAGGCGTCACGCTTCTCACCCAGCTTCTCCTGCACTGCGCAGTACGGAAGGAACTCCGTGCGCAGGTGAGTCACCAGTTTGTCGAGCTGTGTCTGCTCGACCAACAGGTTGAAGTCAGGCGCAACATCAGCTGCGTCTGCCTTCGCGAACTGCGACTTGGCGTTCCGAGCAACTGCCTGCTGGTAGTTGAAGTTCGGGAACGACAAGCGACCGTAGACCGTAACGGTCTTCGGGTTCTTGGCACCCATTGGGGTACCCCCTTCTCTTGGTGATGGAACTAGCGGCACTCGCCGAAAGTTTTTCTACGCATACATGACGCAGCGGTGGTCCTGTGCAATGAGCAAAGGACGCACCTCGTCAGCCAACTGACCCACGCACTCGGCGAGGAACGTGGGCTGATCAACCAGACTGATGTCCAGTACCTGGTCGATGTGCCCTGACATTGGAGCCAAGGCTTGCTTCGCAGACATCGACGAGTCATAGTCTGCGACTGTGATCACGACACCCCAGTCCTTGCCATCGAACAGCGGGGCTAGGGTTTCGTAATGCGTGCCACCGTACTGAGCAGCAGCGAGGACATCGTTCACGCTGTAGCTACCCGGCGCCCAATAGGTGGTGGTGTTAGACACCACTGCCATGTGAGCGTTGGCCATGTATGACAGAGACACGACGTCGTCAATTATCCGCGCGACGGTAACTGCATTCATGGAACCGGACACGTCCAGTATCAGGAGGTTCTCCTTGACTGGCTCGTGATGAATCTTGGCACGGTAGTCACCGATGGTCGGGCGATTCTTGTTGAGCTTCATCATCGCACCGAACACCATGTTGCCGCGCTTACCTGGCAACAGGTTGACTATCGTTTCCAGCTTGGCAGCCACATCCTTGATGGACTGCGCGATGTCCACTTGCATGGACTTCCATACCTCAGGGAGAATCTCCCCCTTCGGTACGTCAGGGTCGAAGGTGATGTCACCATCGGCCATGATCAGGGACTCAGCGATTGGATCGAACCAGTCGCCATCGTCGTCGTAGTACCCATCAAGCAGGTAGTCCTGCAGGTCGGAGCTATGAACTCCGCCCTCTCCGAGTAGCGCATGCGCCACATCGGAGTTGAGTACCGTCAGCAGCAGGTTACCCAGCTGCTGTGCGTCCAGCCCGTACACCTTACCGAAGAACAGCACCGTCTCGGTGTCAGGCAGCAGTGCCTTCAGTGTTGCCTTGCTGAACTTCACGCCCGGCTTGATCTCAATGAGATCGAGGCTGGCGCGTAGATCAGAAGGCTTCATTGACGTCGAGGATTTCATCCTCATCAGTTCCTTCCTCTTTCCGGATCTTCTCCAACTCGATGAGCTGGAGGTTGATCTCCAGGTTCAGCGCTTGGACTGGGGTCAAGCGATTGGTACCCCTCAGCTGGTGAGCCTTCGGCTCGTACAGGTTGGGCACGGTTGAGCTCTTGCCGTCGAGCAGGAAGATGTACTGAATCTTGCCGGCGGCCATTGCTCGCTGATTGTTCATCGCGATCAGCTCTTTGACGGCAGGCGACTGCACCTGGCGTAGCTGGGCTTGACCGATGAGCTTACGAAGACTGCTGCCCTTGACACCGAGAGGTGACGACGAACCATTCTTCAGGTTGTCGAGCATCTCGTACATGGGCAGTACCTCAGTGTCGAGCATGGTCTGCATCTCATAGCTGTCCACCATGTCAGGCATAAGCCCGACCACATCAACGAACAGCTGAGCCAGGTGCTTCTTCTCCGCTTTCTTCTTGCGCGGATCAGGGACAGGCAAATGAAGTAGCCTGTCTTCGAGCGCCTTGTCGTAAGTCACCGTTGAGTTGGACGCAGCGATGATGAATACCTTGGGCAGCTTGAACCCACCCACTTGACGTGAGGTGATGATGTCGAGCAGCCCGTTGTATACCTCGGGGAATGCCCGAAGGAACTCATCGAGTAGCAGGATGTCGCCATCCTTCAGCTGAGTCCAGAACGTAGCAGTCAGAAGCTTGAGCTTCATGGTCTGCTCCGTGTCACTGGGCACTGGCATCTGCACACCCTCGAGTTCGAGCGGTGAGATGCGTGACACGTTGATGATGTGTAGGTTGCAGCCGATAATATCTGCTGCCTCCTCTACTACTGTGGACTTGCCACAACCAGGCGGGCCGAACAGGTGAGGTAGCGGGCTACACACACCAGTCGCCATCGCCATCGAGTACAAACGCAAGATGGTTTCCAGCATGTGGTTCACTTGTCCTTGTCACTTCTCTTGGTGGAGGAGCTGAAGCTGGGGCATTACCCTAAGTGGGCAATGCCCCAGCTATCACTCAGTTGTCGTCAGACAGGACGGGAGCAAGCTCGAGGACCTCGAGGTTGCCATCCACCCACACGAGACGATCCTCGTCACCAGACTCAATGAGCCTGAGGACGATGGCATCGTGACAGAGGTGGACCAACTGAGCGGGCTTGCCGGCTACGCCTTCGACCTCTTCGCTCAGCACCACGTAGGACGATGGGTCCTGTGGCTTCTCGATCACGGCAGCTGTCGTTGCCTCGGCTGCTTCCAGGAGCGGCGCGAAGAACTCGCTGACCGCAGCATCGAATGCTTCGATGGCCTGGTCATACGCCGTGTTGCCTTGCACCTCGTCCCACTGTGTGGAGTCGAGGACGCACTGGCCTGAGGCACCGAAGGTATCGCTGCCCTTGACCATCACTCGGCTGCCTACCAGCCGGGTTAACGAGAACGACATGGTCGCCCCTTTCACTTGGTGGTTGCGGCACCATAGCCCGAGATGGGCTTGATGGCACCTGATTGTTTGGCCTTGCGAAACAGCGAAGCCAAGGATGGAACTGACGCCTGCTGAACCATAGTGTCCAGCCTATCGTCAGGGTCTGACAGTTCTGCTGGACAGATGGTGCAGTTGTTGATCTTGTGGATCTTGCACTCACTCATTCAAGGGCCTCCATGATTTCATCGAGGGAGTCCTTGAAGTCGAGCGTCTTGTACGCCGCAGTCAGCTGGTCAATGTTGTCCAGCTGGATGTGGTTGCCGATCACTTCGTAGATCTTGCCGAGCTGCTGCTTGTCAGCATCGAACGTGGTTGACATGTACATGGCAGCCTCGAGATAGCCTGTGACCAGGTCATCCTTGACCGCGGTCATGTCGTAGCCATACCCGTGGTACTTGGCATAGCGACCACACTCACGCAGCCCGTTGTACTGGCTGATGAAACCGCTTCGCCAGTTCTCACGCTTTTCTGGCATCAGTGGTAGTGGACCGTTCGGGTCCAGGTCAGGGAACAAGAAGCTCCGCATATCCCTGAACGTGTCAGTCTCCAGGTCATAGCCAGTAGCGAGTAGTCCGAAATCGAACGACTCGATCACTTGGCCAAGGCTGGAGACTGGGTGTTTGCCCATCAACTTGTAGACCAGGTTGAACTCGACATGAGTAGGTGACATCAGCTTGAGGCTGTTGGTATGCCACGTACCCATGCCGTACTTCAACCACCTTGCCCATACCCGATCGAACCGATCGTGCAGTGTGAAGCCACGGTCCAGCAAATGCTGGGCTGTGGTCATCAACACGAATGGGTTGGGACAGAAAATGTCTGCGTCGTCGTGAGCTCCGCTCTTGCCGTACGTCTCCTCTGCTACGAGGGAGCCAGCAAGAAACACTGGCTGCCCCCGTAACAGTGAGCGCACGTCGTTGATGACGGCGCTTGCGGACATCAGACGAACGTCTCCTCGTTCGCCGGCTCGAGTGGGATGACACGATCGGTGATAGCAGTGACTGCCATCCCGAGCTCAGCAAGCTGAGCGTCAACGCTCTCGATCTCGTCGAGGATCTTGTTGACCCGATCGGTCAACACGCTCCGACGTTCGAGCAACTTGTCAGATGCCTTGGCCTCAGCCTTGGCGGCCTTGGCCTTGGCAGCTGCGAGGTCACCCTCGATCTTGGCAACGCGCTCACTTGGTGTGAGCACGGTGCGCTTGGCTTTGTCAGCCATTCAATCCTTCTCTCTCTAGGTGGAGTGGGCTAGCTGAACCTACGGATCAGCATTCCTCCTGCACCGATCAGCGAACTGCCGAGCAGTGCAAGCAGGGCGGTGGAACCAGCGCCTGTGTGCGGGAGCTCAGGCTGATCAGCCACAGGCTGTGGCTTAGGCTCAGGCTTGGGCTCCGGCTTATCAGTCGGTGGCTTAGGCTCATGCACAGTGGTGCATGTCTCGCGCTCGTACTTGAACTCACGGTGCGTTACCGCATCGTGATGTACGACCTCGGTCACCTCATCAACTGGTGCCTGGAAGTAGAACCAGTCAGCCAGCCCCTCGCTTTGATGCGAGGTGTAGTGCAGCCCACTGTTGCCCTCAACGTACGGCGTGCCGTCAGGGTTGTTGGCAGTTTGATAGTGGCCTGGTGGTTCCTGCTCAGTGTTCGCCTGCCAGCTGTCGGGATCGACAGTTGGATCAGCCGGCGTGCCCTCGATCGGTCCACCTGTGTAGCTGTAATGCTGACCGGGCACAGCCTCGGACACGACGATGATCTCGTCGTATGCCTCTTGGTCTGTGACAGTGCGCTCGTCAACGAGCACCCATCCATCAGCGCTTGGCGCTTCAGTAAGCCAGCCTGTCTGCTCTGTAGTACAGGTCTTAGTGTCTGCCTGTGCTGGTGCTGCCAGGACTGAGAGTCCAAGCAACACCAGACACAGGGCAGCACTTGTTGCAAGGATCTTGCGCATGGTGCTCCCCTCTTGGTGGACATGGCCCATCAGTTGATGATCCACGTTGTGAACAGGTAGATACCTATCCACAGTGGGATGCTGAACAGCAGCCCAATGATGATGCCTCGAGCTGGGTCGAGGTCACTCACTTTGCGATGACGGTTCACTTGGTTCCCCTCTAGCAATAGGTGGTGAACTGGCACCAGTGCCAGCCATCCACATCTGTTGAGTAGTACAGGTACAGCGCGACCGCATCCTGCGTAGCAGGAGGCCAGGTCGCAGCGTTGGCTGACATGCCGGGATACCCGGCTGCCTCTGCCCACGCTGATGCGTACCAGCTGTGCAGTTGGTATGCACCACCGCACAGCGCACCGTCGCAACCCGTTGGGTTGACAGCGGTGTAATCACCATGTGATTCGTGGAGCTTGATCAGCTCGAGCAATGCCGGCATGGCTGAGCGCGAGGATCGGCTGGTTGCCGACGTGATGCTGGCCTCACGCTCAGCCACGCTGGTCATGTGCGAGTGGTAGCTCAGCGCTGATTCAAGTGGGTCACTGTGGCCTGGCAGCAGCGAGGCTGCAACCAGGACCACAGTGCCCCACTTGCGTAAGCGCATCAGGCGTTGGGCTCTTGGTCAGCGAAGTACCCGTAGTCCGGGTTGATCGCTGGCTTAGGCCCGCGCTTGTGTTCAGGTCTGAAGTCGAGTACTGATCCAGGCTCTGGCCTGTCTTGTCCTCGTCCGTATGGAGCGAGCGCCTCGTTGAAGTCGAGCCACTCTTGTGTCTCATCCCATGTCATGGGCTGTTGACCGTGGGTCAACCACCAACCGATGACCCTGTCCGCAACGATCACGAACAAGGCGAAGCCACCGACCATTGCGATGTACAGGTACGGGTTCATGTCGTGCCTCCATGAGTCTCGGCCTACGAGTGTAGCGATTGCTTCACTCTTCTCTCTCTCTTCTCTCTTAAGAGCTTTAGCTCTTCTCTCTCTCTCTCTCTCCCAAACAGAGTCTCTTATCTGTGGGCACCACGCATGTGCCCGTCGCACGCATGCGACTATGGCTACGCTTAGTCACAATGTTGTGCCCGAAAAAGAGAGGATCACTCCGTGAAAATGTAGTCACCCTTGACGATGTAGTCACCCCTGTAGTCAGGGTGAAGGTGACTACACAAACGTGCAGGTCAGCACGGCGTGTCGAGCAATGTAGTCATGTAGTCACCCCCAACTTTCAATGAAAGAAAACACCGTAAGGTTTTAAGGGGTGACTACGTGACTACATTGGACGAAACGCCGGCTTGACCTGCGACGATGTGTAGTCACCTGAACTGGAGTTCATGTGACTACCGACTACACAATCGGGCTGGCATGCGCCAACCCTCACACGCTTACACAGCGTGACGATACACATACCATGATGCACTCGGTACGAGTGCAACACTGCTGCACTGCAAGCAGTGCAGCAATTGCTTCAATCCTAAACAGCGTTACCGCTGCGGGATTGGAGCTTTCATAAACCACATGCGTACACGCACCTCGTCTTGTGACGGCCGGTCAACCAGTATCCTGGTTGCAAGCGTCACGCGACTAGGTGAGAGTAGTTATTCCAACTGGTACTGCTCGTCACCGTGTAACACATGTGAAAAAAGAAAGCTCCAATCCCGAAGGATTGAAGCTAACTTAAGCGGCTAAAGCCACTTGACACCAGGTGTCATGACCTAGTCCTAATGCCTGAGTAAGACTCAAGCATGGACTGATACACCTCAATGGTTCTGCCATCAGCCTGTCGCTCGAGGAGCTGTTCGATCTTACGCTCGAGACGCTCCATCGTGTCCTGCTTTGCAGTAAGCGCACTGGCTTCAATGACAACCAACTGAGCTGCCATGAACTGCTTTGTCACAGCTGCCATCGGATCCATACTGGATACGATAGCTTGCGACATGGCGTTGCCAACAGCGTCTTGAATGTTCATGCATTCCTCCTAGATAGGAAATAGATATATCCAAATAGTCAACTAACACAACTGAAACAACTAATACCAATGATTCAAATGAAACTAATGGGCCCATTAGATATATACATGTATAGGGGGTATATGTTGTTTATTGTGTATATTATGTATATCTTAGTACCTCATGCAAAAGTTTTTCCAATTGCAGCAATGGAAACACGTAAAGCCTGAAAGAACCTCGGGATCGTACGTTCGACCCCCTCCGATCTGTACGCTCCGCCCTCTCAGCTCACCTCGTCAGCCCCGAGAAGTTTGCTGCACCTGAGTCGATTGACACGGCTGAGTAGGTATCCAGCAGTTTGTACTGGGTTCAACCAGCAGAAAGCGAGCGGACCTACCGCTTGGAACACAGCAGGACAGGGGCTATGGTTCTACTCACCGGACCTGCAACCATTTGGAGTGTCAGTGGCCGACGAGCAGCCCACGATTGATGAGCTACACCAGCAGCAGCAGCAAGCTCAAGCGACCTCGCCGGCCGCCCCCACGGGTCTGCAGCAGGACGCCCAGGCTGGAGCCAGCGATTCGTCCATCGCCGCCATCTACCAGCAGGCTGGGTACGTTCCTGCCGCCCAAAGCTGGTACACCGGGGCCAACTCCGAAGGTGTAGACAACGGGTGGGACACCGCGTTCGCCGAACAGTTCGTGTCCGGGGCCGACAAGGCCACCGCTGAAGGGACGCTCGGCTCCTACTTCGAGTCCAAAGACGGCACCGGCGTGGTGCTGTGGGACCACACGTCCGACGCCGGGACGCAGATGAACTTCGGCGACATCTACAAGGGCGGCGAGAAGGTCGGCAACGTCTACGACCAGTTCAAGCAGGAAGACGGCGGCACTCAGACCGCTGACCTGATGCTGGCCGATTGGATGTTCACGGGCGACGAGAAGGCTGCGATCTACGCCCAGTCGAACCCGATGCAGGCGTTGCACACCGCGATCGAGGAGCGGCGCACCACCGATACTGAGGGCTGGGCTGCGTCCAAGGACCGCGAGGCGTTCAACGCTGACGTTGCCACCAACACCGAGGAGTTCCAGTCCGGTGCTGGCGACGAGGTCATCACCGCTGGTGGTGTCGCGGGTGGTCTGGTCCTGACTGGTGGCGCCGTTGCGGCCACCGGCATCGGTATCATCCCCGGTGCGATCATCGCCGGTGTCGGTGGCATCATCGGTGGCACCGCGGCCTACCTGAACCAGGACGCCATCTCCCAAGCAGCCGGCCGCGCTTACACGATCACCTCGATGAGCCGAGAAGAGTTCGGGCTCCCGGCAGCAGTCGGTACCGGAATCGAGCAGTGGGCGGGCGTGGCCGGCAAAACCATCACCCCCTTCGGGAACCTCGTCGAAGGTGGCTTTGACGCCACTCACGGTGACGTTGGTGACGGAACGAGTGAGTTCTACCGAATCGACGAGACCACTGGGGGCGAGTCCCAGGTCTCCGGTCTGTGGAAGACCGCTCACATTGCAGCTGCCGTCGGTGATGCAGGGTTGCAGTTTGCAAGCCCCATCGGCGTCGGCATGTACTCCGTGCAAATGGGCGGCTCCATTGTTGGCCAGGTCGGCGGACTCATCGGCAGCGGAGGCAGCACCTTCGACTTCCAGACCGCCCAGTTCGACAACATCTTCACCGATGACAATGGCAACTTTGACCCAATGTCCGCAGCGGCTGGCATTGGCAACATCGGTATCGACGCCATCCAACTGGGTTTCACGCGCGGGCTCGCCGGCAAGGTGGACGCTTCCCTGGTGCAGACCGGCGAGAAGGCGCTGTACTCCGAGAGCCGCGGATTCCTTGGTGGCCTCAACCCGTTCCACCCGTTCCGCTCCACTGCCGGCAAGGAAGCGCTGCAAGCGGGCGGTACAGCGGAGATGGCGGCCGGTCAGGAGTTCATCAAGGACGCTGCCGGCAACCTGGTAAGCCGTCGGGCCACGATCTCCATCCTTGCCCCGTCCGAGCAGATCATGTACTTCAGCTCCCGCATCCGGGCCCTCCGTGGTGCAGCTGTATCCGAGGGGCGCGCAGTCCAGATCGACGACTTCTACGCCGCCGCCAAGTCGCTGTCCGAGGGCGAGCGCAAAGCCAACATGATCCTGGTCAACGCTTTCGGCGAAGGCTACGAGGAAGCTGTGCAGGGCGTGCTCGAGCCGTGGAGCCACAACCACGCCATCAACTGGGCCAGTCTCGCCGAGTCGTTCGCCTACGGCGCGGCGATGGGCGGCGGCATGTCGGCATCTGCGGCGTATCACACCCCGTCAGCTGATGACAAGCGATACTCGACAGCGGCCACCGCGTTCAGGGCCCGCACCGGTACCGAGCTCACCCGCTCTAACTGGGACTCTGCCACTGAGATGGAGCGCCAGAACTGGTCCGCACTTTCCGGGCTGGAGACTGAGCAGCTAAAAGCAGCTCACACCCGCGTCTCCCGTGAACAGACTGCAGACCATGTCGCAACCGTTGCAGGCGTGGACAAGCTCGTCGACGCCACCCGGATGAAGCAGGAAGCCGAGGCCAAGCGTGCCAT